GACAGAAACCTGTTGTGGTCCTTGTGATGTATTTACATTTATCTTAGCTGTAATATCTGGCATTACTTCTCTCCTTATCTATATTTATAACAAAAAAGAGTTGAATTAAATAGAAACCTGTGGTCTCACATTAATTATGCCTTCAATAACTCTTGTGATAGTGCTACTTGAAGTCTGTAAAATCTCTAAATCATATACATATCTGCCTTCGTCTAAAGCGCTTGTCTGGTCGGCTGATAATTGCATTGATACGACACCTGAAGTTGCGTCAGCGGCTACTGTACAAGTAATTATTGTTCTTGTTCTTGTAGATGAATAACCCTTTGCCATTCTAGCTAATGCTGTATATCCTGTTAAATCAAAAGGGTTACCGTTTGCGTCTTTAACTGTAACATCCGAACTGAATGTTGTTCCTTGGTCTATTGATAGATTAGCTATTGCGGCCATTTACTTTTTCTCTTCTGGTACTTCTTTTTTTACTAATTCTGCTATTTTGTTGTTATAATGTGTAGTTAACACATCAATTTTTTCTAGCTCAATCATGTGTCTTACTTTAGAAGCCTGAATTTCTTGTCTCACCACTAGGTAATTTTGTAATTCTGGACTCATTTTTGAGACATCATAATCTTTGCCATCAATCATTACTGTATTCATAATTTATTCTCCTGTTATTACTATTTATAAGATATTTAGTCTTCTTTTTTTGGTAAATTAATATCATTTGTGGCTGACACATTTTGCCAACCTGTAATATTATTGCTACTAGTTTTATATAAACCTGGTAACACTTTATAACCTAACTTGTTATCAACTAATTTGTTTAATCTTTTTAAAGAGTTTCTTTTCTTTGATGTTTGTATTGAAAAGAAACAATCATAACCTCTTGCCTTTGCCCATTTAGTTTGATATGGTATAAAATAATCAGCAGCCGGTCTAATTTTCTCTTTTATATCTTTACTCATAAACATTTGTCTATATTCAGGTATTGTAAATAACCTATCTACAACTCTAACTAAATTATCGTTATACTTATATACACCTGAAAAACTTATAGGTCGTCCTTTATATTCTAATACATTAAACATAAGATAGTTTGACCATCTTTTTTGCATATTTTCAATTGTGTAATTTTTAGAGTTTTCGTGTGGTAAAGAACTTGCTAATATAAAAAGTCCTGATAATTTATTAAACTCTTTTATCTCTCGTACAATGCAAGCTTCCATAAATGTCTCTTACTACCACCATTTTCTCTTTTGTGATTTGTTGCTTTATTATTATAAATTAAAAGTTGACCTTTTTGCCATTTGTGTCTATGAATTCCATTAGGGTCATAAAGTTTATCTTTTATCATTTTCATTTCAGGTAAATTATTATATGCTTCACAATAATATAAGTAAACACCTTGTTTATCACCTTGTATTAAATCGTGTTCTACTTTTTTATACTTTCTTCTAAACCATCTTCTTTCTGATTCACTTCTAAAATGATATCCGTATTGTTTATCGTGAATAAATCTGTCCATATCAAATTGAACTTTATCATCTTTATGATTTTTATAATATTCAGGAATGTCTTCAAGTATTCTACTTGAAACAAATAAAGTATTACCAGCATTATCATCAATGTCAACTGAATATAAAGCAACATACTCTGGTGGATTTTCTGAATAGCCTTTATCAATATGCCATTCTAATTCAGTATTGCCTTTTAAATTTTCTTTTGCAGCTGCTCGTTCATCACTTACAATATTGACAAACATTTGGTCAAAAGGATCCTGGGGCGCTGGCTTAAATGCGTTTTCTAAAAAATTCCAAATCTCAACTTGACTACAAGGTACATTATGTATTACCGTTAAATCAACTTTGTTTTGTAGCAATGGGTAAACGCTTCGGTTGTTCCAATCTAGGGTGTTGTGTTTCATCTATTTTTCCGTAATAATTAAAAAATGGTTCTATTTGATAATCGTCTGTTATTATACCTCTTCTTTCACTATTTGTCAATGGTAGACCATCATCATCTACTGACCAATCAGTTATCTTACCATACATCTTGCCCATAGAGGTTTTAAAATCAAAGGTACAAGTATTTGTTTCTTTAACGCCATCAATTGTAAAGTTAGGTATTATATCTCCTAACATATTTCTCATTAAGTTTATCATTTCATATATTGTAAAAGTATATGAATCTAAAAAGTTTCCCATTTTACCTATTGATTTAACTCTTAGCATTATAGGAAAATGAGGTCCTATTTTTCTATTATGTTTTTCACACAAACTAACAATATGAGATAGTAAAGGTTGTAGTATATGAATATTAGAGGGGTCTATGATAACATTTATATGAGGTACTAAATTATTTTTAATACAATTTTCCAATGCTCTCATTTTTAGTTTTGCATATTTACCATTATCAAATCTTTTATATACTTCATCATCTAAACCACCATTCATACTTAAACCAATCCAAGTCATACCAGACTTCTTCAAATTTTTTACATATTTTTCATCAGCTAACTTTAGTCCGTTAGTCAACATATTAGGTCTATGTTTATATTTTCTTGTAATTTTAATTAACTCAAATATATCTTTATTTAAAGTTGGTTCAGCACCTATAAATCTAATGTGTGTTTTATTTGGTAATCTTTTAATTACTTCTTCAAACTTCTTTACATTTACATCTGGAAATTTTGGATTATTTAACATATCACCAAGATAACAATTAGCACAAGCCATGTTACATTGATAAGTCGTTTGAACGCTTAATATGGGATATATGTTTTTTTCAGGTTTCATAATATAAACTATCTAAATTTATTAGATTTTATTCTACAGTTTCTTCAATGCTATAAGTGATACTATTACTATCACAATATTTTTCTCTATCATCTTTAGCTTGATTGAAAAAATCATTATCACTCAATGTCAAGTGGTCAGCCTCTGTAAGAGCAATTGTTATTGTTTTTGTAAGACTATCTTCACTAGTAACTATTTCAATATCTCTTTGCATATATCCATTTAAAGCAGTAAATTCTTCGTCTGTAGGCGAATAGAATTCAACTCCTGTATTTGGCCTTGTTTGTATTAATTTTCTTATAATCATGTTACTATTTATACTCCTTATCTTATAGCTATTCTATGCATTAATCTTTCGTTCATTTTTTCAAATGAATGTCTTTTATGTATTGTAAGCCATTGTTCACTCACCACTAAATCGCCATCTTTCCAGTGATGGTCATATCTATATTTATCTTGCAATATATGATTTTTTAGGTAATCAAAAAGTGTTTTTGGTATTCCTTCCATAATTTGTAAGAATGGAAAGAACAACCCCTTATGACCATATTCATTTGTATAAACTAAATTATATACATTATCTTTATTGTGATGAACTTGAAATGTTGGGTCATCTGTATAACCACCTTTTTTAAATCCACAAGTAAATTTTATTCTATTACACCATTCTTTATATTCATCCGTCAAATCTTCGTATGCTCTCTTATTATCAATCCAACTTGTCACACTACCCTCTGTTCCCTTTACTGCATATATCCAAACTATTGAACATCTATTTTCTTCACTAGGTTTATTAGCGTGCCAATCTAATTTTTCTTTATGACCAAATAATCCACCCTCTGTAACTTTCACTACACCTGGCACACCACCCCATTTGTCAAACAATTCTTTATGTCTAGGATTATTAAGGTCAGGCTTTTCTACTTCACCTATTGTTTCTGCTAACTTTAGTTGTTCTTCAGCAGATACTTTTCCTAATTTCTCAACACAAACTAAATCAGTAAATACTTTTTCTCTTGTTATATTCATTTTACAAATAACTTTTCTTTTACAATTTCATTTACAGGCTTGCCAAAATACTGATTCGCTGTATAATTAGAGGTGTTCCGATTGTAAGATAACCATGGAGTAAGTCCAAGTACAATATTAATTCTTGGTTCTTTCATCTTCACTTTTCTAATCATTGTCGGTCTATGTGGCATCCTAGTATTCCACAAATAAACTTTACCAACTTCTAATTCATAAGTTTTGTTTGACCATTGCATAACATAATCATCACTTGTTTGAAGTGGTATGTTAACTCTTAATAATTGATTTGTTGGTTCATCAACATGCCAACCTTTATCTGTATTTGGTTCTTCGTTATAACCAAAAATATATGCTACTCTACTTCGTGATATGTGAAAGTTAAATCTATCTAAAAAGAAACCAAGATGTTCTTCTATTGTTTCATCAACCAATCTAAAACCAAATGTATCATAATAAGTATCTTTTATTTGAGTATGGTCGCCTGTGCCTTTTTCAGCACCATAATATTGGTCTAATAATGGCGAGCCCCATACTTGACTATATCTGTTTTCATCTTTATCAAAAAAAGTAGGATTGTATGTTAATCCAAAACCTTTATATTTTTCGTGAGTGTGGTGTTTTGTTCTCCAGTTGAATAGACCAACTTTAGATTCTATTTCTCTAACACCTTTTAAGATTCTATCAGCTGATGGTAAACCTAACTCTTCAAGTGTAAATTCATACCAACCAAAATCTTTTTGTTTATCGTCTGTACCTTTAAACAGACTTTTCACTTCATTAATGACCATCCTAATATTTATATAAATAGGAGGATGATTAATTTATTATGTACCAGTAAGCCTGGTGATGGATTACTTTGTTATAGTTATGAGCATTGTCATTATCTAAACTCTATTGGCATTAAAAGCCAAGTAGTAATTATTACACACCACAACTTTACAATACAAAATTATATAGACGCAATAAATGAGAAATATAAGACCTATGAAAATGTGGTCTTTGATTCATTTACACCGTCTATTGAAGACATTACTTTAATTATGGGTAGAAGTATGTTGACACTATCTTATATCAATAGAAAAGATTACACAAACGACCAAATGTTAACTCTACATCTACTATTTGGTTGCAAACTCATATCTGTTTATTCTGAAAATCAACATGAAATCTGGCAACCAGCTTTAAGTTATTTTAATAATAAAGAAGTACACAACTTGTGTGATTATGATGTTTATCCTGTAGGCGAAGGAAAATATTTTCAAAAAATGATAAACTTTGAAGTATATAAACCTATCAAAGAAAATATACAATTTGATTATCTATTTTTAGGGACAAATGATGTATATTATAGAGAAGTAGATAAACAAATTAAAGATTGTCCTAATTGTTTTAAATCTCATGGTATATTGTCATACAACGAGAAATATATAAACAATGATTATAACAATGTATTTGCACCTGTCAAAAACTTATTAGGTATATTTAATAAGTATGTTTACACAAAAACATATTTTGACCCAGCGCCTAGATTAATGCAAGAATGTAAATGGCTAGGAAAAGAAGTTATATATTTAAGAGATAAAAATATCAAAGACGGAGGACCTGTATATTTTAAGAGACCTGTGCCTACAAAAGAGATGTACAAAGAGAACATAAATATACTTGTTGAACTTATAAAGAAAATATAATGAGAAGTCTAAAGTTTTTTAATAGAAAAAAAGGTCTAAACATAGACATTACACATAGATGTGCTTTAGAATGTCCTAGGTGTCAAAGACAAACTGCATTTAGAAATAGAGGTGAAAAAGTTTATGGTATAGATATATCTTTAGATGATATTAAAAAGTTAGCTAGACATTATAAGCATTTTGATTTTTGTGGTCAGTTATCAGACCCCGTACACCACCCTAAATTTATAGAAATATTAAGTTATCTAAATTCAGTAAATGTAGGTGTTAGTGTTCACAACGCTTCATCACAAAAACCTATGTCTTGGTACATAAAAGCGTTTCAAGCATATCCAAATGCTAGGTGGGTATTTGGTATTGATGGTCTACCTAATGAAAGCCACATATATAGAGTAAATCAAGATGGCAAGAAGTTATTTAAGGTAATGTTAGAATCTAAAAAGTATTTAATACAACCGCCATATTGGCAATATATAATTTTTAAATATAATCAAGAACATTTAGAACAAGCAAAACAAATAGCTGAAGATAATGATTTAATTTTTATTTTATTAC